TCAGTAAAACAAGAATTAAGTTCAGAGGTTGTTGTTGAACCATTAACACATTCTCCTGAAGTTAAAAATGAAGTTAAACTAAATAAAATATCAACTAACCGCCAAATGACGACACAAGATATCGTTATGGCAAAACTTTTTAATTAAATAAATTATGGCTACTACAACTAATGTTACTACTACCTATGCTGGAGAATTTGCTGGAAAGTATATTTCTGCTGCATTACTTTCAGGTTCTACTATTGCAAATGGTGGAATTGAAGTTAAACCAAATGTAAAATACAAAGAGGTTATCAAAAAAATTGCTACTGATTCAATCGTAGCAAATGCTTCTTGCGATTTTACTGCAACTTCTACAGTTACTTTAACTGAAAGAATTTTGCAACCTGAGGAATTCCAAGTAAATTTGGAATTTTGTAAAAAAACGTTTAAATCGGATTGGGAAGCCGTTCAAATGGGATATTCTGCATTTGATAACTTGCCACCTGCTTTTGCTGATTTTATTTTAGCACACGTTGTTGCTAAAGTTGCTGAGAAAATGGAAAACAATATCTGGAAAGGTGCTACTGCTACTGCAGGTGAATTTGATGGACTTGTAACATTGGCTACTGCTGATGCTGGAGTTATTGATGTAGCTTCTCCTGTTGCAGGTGGAATTACTGCTGCTAACGTAATTGCTGAACTTGGCAAACTTGTTGATGCTATTCCTGCTGCATTGTACGGAAAAGAAGATTTATATCTTTATATTTCACAATCTGTTGCTCGTGATTATGTACGTGCTTTAGGTGGATTTGGTGCAAGTGGATTAGGTGCTAATGGTACAAACGCACAAGGTACACAATGGTTTAACAATGGTTCATTATCTTTCGATGGTGTTAAAATCTTTGTTGCAAATGGATTAGCTAACGATTATATGATGGCTGCTCAAAAATCTAACTTATATTTTGGAACAGGTTTATTAGCTGACCACAACGAAGTTAAATTAATTGACCTTGCTGATATTGACGGTTCTGAAAATGTAAGAGTTGTAATGAGATTTACAGCTGGTGTTCAATACGGAATTAGTTCTGATATCGTTCTTTACACACCTGCAGCATAATTATAAAATAAAGGGTAGGTAATATTATCTGCCCTTTTTTATTAACTTTAAAATATATAGACTATGCCTTGCGATATATCATTAGGACGTGCTGAACAATGTAAAAATTCAGTAGGTGGATTAAAAGCTGTATACTTCATTAATTGGGGTGATGCAACAACTGTAACTTATTCTGCAACTGCAGGACAAGAAGATGTTATAACTGGATTAGGTGGTACACCTGTAGGTTATAAATATGAATTGAAGGGAACTTCAACTTTTGAACAAACTGTAACAAGTTCAAGAGAAAATGGAACTACATTTGTAGACCAAAAATTAAGTTTGAGTTTAGCTAAATTAACTATTGCAGATAACAAGCAACTTAAATTACTTTCTTATGGTAGACCACAAGTTATCATTGAAGATAATAATGGTTCTTTCTTTATGGCAGGTTTAACAAAAGGTATGGACTTAGTAACTGCAACTATTTCAAATGGTGCTGCTATGGCTGATATGAGTGGATACAAAATGGAATTTCAAGGAATGGAACCTGTTGCTGCTAACTTTGTAACTGGACCATTAACTACAGGAATTTTAACTTCTATTGTTGAAGGTACTGTAGCATAATTATTATTTGTTTTTTTTAAAAAGGTGTACTTTAATTAGTATGCCTTTTTTGTTTTAAAACAATTCTTATTTATATTTATTATAATTAAAAATATTATATGATAATTTTAAAAGAAACAATAAACACACAAAGAATAACATTTATTCCAAGAGAATTAAGTGCTACTTCAATTGTTTTAAGAAATGAAACTACAAATATTGAAACTACAATATCAACAAATTTCTATTTAGAAAATTATTATTTAATAGCTGAAACTGTTTTTGATTTAAAAGAAAATACATTTTATAATATTACTATTTATAACAATTCTGACATAGTTTATAAAGATAAAGTATTTTGTACAAATCAAGCAATAGAAGATTTTACAGTTAATGAAAATCAATACATAGAGAACGTTACAACAAACGAATTTAAAATATATGAGTAATATATCAATTGTAAATTTAAGTGCTTATACAAGCCCTACAATACAAGAAAACAAGAAGAATAACTATATTGAATATGGTTCTGATAATAATTATTTTCAATATTTAATTGATAGGTATTTATATAGTGCTACAAATGGTGCTATTATTACAGGTGTTACTAATATGATTTATGGTAAAGGATTAGATGCTTTAGATTCTAATAAAAAGCCAAATGAGTATGCACAAATGAAATCTATTATAAAAGATTCTGATTTAAAGAAAATAGCTTTAGAACGCAAACTTTTAGGAATGGCTGCTATGCAAGTTGTAATGGAAAAGAAACAAGTTAAACAAGTGCTTCATTTTCCTATGCATACATTAAGAGCAGAAAAATGTAATGATAAAGGACAAATTGAAAATTGGTATTATCATCCTGATTGGACAAAAAAGAAACCAAGTGAAGAATTAAAACGTATTCCTGCTTTTGGTTTTGGTAATGGTAATGAAGTTGAACTTTATATTTTACATCCTTATGTAAGTGGATTTGATTATTATAGTCCAATAGATTATAGTGGTTCTTTGCCTTATGCTTTATTAGAAGAAAACATTGCAGATTATCAAATTAATGATTGCCAGAATGGTTTTAGTGGAACTAAAGTTATCAATTTTAACAATGGTATTCCTACTGAAGAAATGCGTGACAAAATGAAACGTGATGTACTTGGTAAATTAACAGGTGCACGTGGTGAAAAAGTTATTATTGCTTTTAATGCAAATGCTGAAAGTAAAACTACAGTTGAAGATTTACCTTTGAATGATGCTCCTGCACATTACGAATATTTAAGTAAAGAATGTTTTGAAAAATTAATTGTAGGACATAGAGTTACATCACCAATGTTATTAGGAATTCGTGAAACAGGTGGTGGTTTAGGTAACAATGCAGACGAAATAAAGACTGCTACGCTATTATTTGATAACATAGTAATAAAACCTTACCAATTAGAAATAACTGATGCCTTAGACGAAATTTTAGCTATTAATAATATATCATTAAAGTTATATTTTAAAACAATTCAACCTTTAGAATTCGTTGATGTATCAGGAATGAATGCAGAAACAACAGAAGAAGAAACTGGTGTTAAAATGTCTAAAGTTTGTTGTGCAACTGATAAAGATTTCACAGACGAAGAAGGTAATAATATACTTGATTTATTAGATGGTGAAGCTATTGATGATGAATGGGAATTAGTAGATAAAAGAGAATATTCAGATTCAAATATATCTATTGAAGAATGGGCAAATTCTAAAATAAAAAATAAAGAAAATTTATTACAACAATTAGCAAATATTATAAAATCTAATCCAAATGATAAAAGTTCTTTAGATAAAGATACTTATAAAGTTCGTTATGAATATACACAAAAATATTCAAGTAATAAGTCAAGAGAATTTTGTAAAAGAATGATGTCAAGAACTAACAACGGTGTAGTTTATAGAAAAGAAGATATAGACCAAGCAAGTTTTCAAGGTGTAAATATGGAGTTTGGACACAATGGACAGAATTATTCTCTTTTTAAATATAAAGGCGGAGTTAATTGTGGCCACGTATGGAATGAAAATCTTTATAGATTAAAAACTAAAACTGATGGTATACCTTATGTAGATAAATCATTAAGTTCAAGTGAAGAAGTTAATTCAATTGCAGGATATAATCCAAATCCAAGTGGTTGGAATGAAGCACAAATAGCACCAAAAGATATGCCAAATAATGGACATCACCCAAATTATAAAGGATAATAAATATGGCACAAGGTTTATTTATAAGTACAAACGATATAGTTAAATTTACTAATTTAAATGGTAATTTAGACCCTGATATTTATACACAGTATATTTTTCAAGCACAACAATTACACATTCAGAATTATTTAGGAACTAAACTATATAACAAGATTAATGATGGTATTGTAGCAGGTAATTTAGCAAGTCCATATACAACACTTTTAAGCGTATATATTAAGCCAATGGTAATACATTGGGCTATGGTAGAGTTTTTACCTTACGCAGCTTATAAAGTATCAAATAAAGGAGTATTTAAACATAATTCTGAAAACAGTACTACAGTTGAAAAGAATGAAATTGATTTCTTAATTGAAAAAGAACGTGATGTAGCACAAAGTTATACAAATAGATTTATTGATTATATGACTTTTAATCAATCTTCATTTCCTGAATATAATAGTAATTCAAATGCTGATGTATATCCAGACCAAAATGCTAATTTTTCTGGTTGGGTTTTATAATAATATTATGAATATAAAAGAAACATATAAACCTAAAGAGGTAAACGTAAAGAAATTAGAAATTTTCTTAAATAAATTAGATAAAAAGATATGAGCTTAAATTTTTCACATATACAAGGCGATACATTTGAAGCTGTTACGTTTCAAGTTGTTAAAAATTCAGCTAATGTTAATTTAACAGGTGCTGTAATTAAAATGCAATTAAAAAAAGAATGTGGTGGAGTGCCTATTTTATCTTTTACTACAGTTGCAAGTGCAGGTTTAACTATTACAAGTGCTGCTAATGGTTTATTTAAAATTAATAAACAGATAATTAATATACCTGAATTTAATTACTTATATGATATTGAAATAACTTTTGCAGATGGAACTGTTAAAACTTGGATTGAAGGAAATTTTGTAGTTAAATGTGATATAACAAGATAGTATGCCTGATAATATAAATATTAGCGTTAATGAAACTACTGAAAATGTAGTTATCAATCCTTCAATATCTACAGATGTTATTGATTTTAATTTATATGCAACTGCAGAAACAATTAATATATCTGTTACTCCTGAACTAACTACTGTTAATATAAATTCTGTAGTAGGTGGTGGTTTAGTTACTTCTGTAAATGGGCTAATAGGTGATGTAGTTATACCTTCTTCAGATAATAACTTTACCAATGATTTAAAAAACAAACTTGATGGAATACAAGCAGGAGCTGAAGTAAACGTAAACGCTGATTGGAATTCAACATCGGGTGATTCTCAAATACTTAATAAGCCAACAATACCTTCAATAAGTGGTTTAGCTACTGTTACATACGTAGATACACAAGATGCTTTAAAGGTAGATAAAATAGCGGGTAAAGGTTTAAGCGAAAATGACTTTACAAATACATTAAAAACAAAATTAGATAGCGTTGAATCAGGTGCAGAGGTTAATGTAAATGCTGATTGGAATTCTGTTAGTGGTGATTCACAAATTTTAAACAAACCTATTATTCCTGTTCAATTCACAAAAACAAGTGATTTAATAAACGATGGAGAAGATGGAATAAATCCTTTTATTACTTCAGCGGATATAATTCCTCAAGTTAATTCGGATTGGAATGCTACAAGTGGAGTTGCTGAAATTTTAAATAAGCCATTTATACCATCGATTGAAGGTTTGGCTACAATTGTTTATGTAGACCAACAAGACGCTTTAAAAGTTGATAAAGTTTTAGGTTCAAGATTAATAACAAGTGCTGAAGCTACTATTTTAAGCAATACAAGTGGAGTTAATACAGGCGATGAAACTTCTACTACAATTAAATCTAAATTAGGAATAACTACTTTGTCGGGTAGCAATACAGGTGACCAAGATTTATCAAATTTAGTTGTTAAAAATACTGCAATTACAGGTGCTACAAAAACTAAAATCACTTATGATTCTAAAGGATTAGTTACTAATGGAACTGATGCGACTACAGCTGATATTACTGATTCTTTAAATAAAAGATATGTTACAGATGCTAATTTAGTTACAATTGGAAATACAAGTGGAACAAATACAGGTGACCAAAATCTTCAACAAGTTACTAATTTAGGTTCAACAACTACTAATTCAATAACTGCTGCATCACTTATAAAAAATGGAGGTGTAAGTACACAATTTTTAAAGGCAGATGGTTCGGTTGATAATAATGTTTATTTAACTTCAGCAAGTTTACCATCGACTTTGGATTTATATGCAACTACAACGGCTTCAGACATTTCTGGATATACTGTTTTAGTTCGAAATATATCTGACTCACGTTTTAATACTACAGCAGTTGATGTTTCAACAGGTGAAATTACAACAACGACTCAATTAGTTGGTTCATTAATTACTGATGCTAATATTATATCAGGAAATCCTGGGATTTTTAATATTACAACTATAGGAAATATATCCCGTACAAATGGAACAGGTCAAGCTGAATTTTTCTTTAGAGTTTATAAAAGAACAGCAGCAGGAGTTGAAACATTTATAACAGAGTCAGCAAAAACATTACCTGTGACGAATGGTGGTTATGTTGAATTTTCAGCGATTGCTTTATGGAATGATGGAATATTTACAGATACTGATAGAGTAGTTTTAAAGTATTACGCTGATAGATTGACTTCTCCTGTAGGTTCAAACCCTACTTATAAATTTCAATTTGGTGGAATATCACCTGTAAGAAGTACGGCAGCTATTCCTGTAGCAGTTTTACCAAACATCTATTTAAAAGACTTAGCTGATGTTGAGGATACAGATGCTTTAAATAACGAAATATTATATTGGAATAGTACTTCAAATTTATGGGAACATAGCTCTGTAATAGATTTATTATCCCCTGCGAGTTCAACAGTAAATGGTTATTTAAGTTCAGCTGATTGGGTAACATTTAATGCAGCATATAATGATAAAATAAATTCCGCTATAATAACTGGAAATGATATAAAAACATTAACTTTAAACCAACAAGATGGTGGAGTAATAACTGCTAATTTTAGCATCTATGATAGTATGGAAATATTTTATAATGTTTCAACTTTACAGGATAGAACTATTGCAGATGGTGGAACGTTTGAGGCTAAAAAATGCCTATTTAATCAATTATCAAATTTAAATAATATATAATGAGTTTATTAGAACAAGCATCTTTGGTAGTAACACCGAATGGATACAAAGCAAGCAAATTATATTCAGTTATTCCAAGTACTGGAGCGGGTGATATGGATGTTGTAAGAGCAACTACAGCAACAAGAGTTAATAGTTCAGGTTTAATTGAAAGCGTAGGTGTAAACATTCCACGTATTGATTACACAAACGGAAGTTGTCCGAGTATTTTAGTAGAACCACAAAGGACTAATTTAGTTTTATATAGCCAAGAGTTTGATAATATAGCTTGGACTAAATTTTCTTCTACTGTAACAACTAATAGCGTTATTTCTCCTGATGGTACACAAAATGCAGATACGGCGACTTTCACAGGAGATATTAATTCAAGTGTATTAAGACAATCTATTTTATTAACAATAGGTTCTACTTATACTTTTTCAATATATGCAAGAACACCATCCGGAACAGGTACAATGTCTATTGATTTAGGAGATGGTACTAATGTGACAAGAACTATAAATTCAAGTTGGAATAGATATACTTTTACGCTTGTTGCAGGTGCATTTCCTCACATAGATATATCTTCTACAACTGCTTCAACTTATTATTTATGGGGAGCACAAGCTGAAGCAGGCTCTTACGCTACTTCATACATTCCTACAACTTCGGCAAGTATTACAAGAAACGCTGATGTAATATCTAAAACAGGAATAAGTAGTTTAATAGGGCAAACAGAGGGAACAATATTTGTTGAGGAAGTTTACGATTCAAGTGTATTAAATAGTGGTGGTTTAGACGATACTTTAATTAGTTTAACAGACGGAACTTCAAACAATTTAATTTCAATATTTCATTATGGTGGTGGAATTGGAACTATTTTATTTTTTATTAGATTAAGTAATACAACGCAAGTAGCAATATCTTCAAGTAAACCAACAAGCGGAACATATAAAATAGCTTTAGCTTATAAAAATAATGATGTTGTAGGATATATAAATGGAATTCAAATTGGAACGGATACAAGTGCTACAATTCCAACAACTTCTGTAGTTACTTTTTACGACCCTATTACAACAAATTCAGCAACTAAAACAGTAAATATAAAATCAGCACAGCTTTATAAAACTCGCTTAACAAATACTGAACTTGCACAATTAACAACAATATAAAATGATATATAAATTAAAATACACAGACAAAGAAACTGCAATAGCTGATTTATTAGCAAAGAAAGTTTACGTAGAAGTAGAAAACCTTGACAAAGAAATTACTTTAGCTTACGGGCAAGATATTCAGGCAATAGTAGAGATAGGTTTAATGGTTTTAGAAAATGGAACATACGATACTGACTTTAAACAATTAACTGCTCCTGTTTACGCTGATGGATATGCTTACGATGTTATGAGTGATAACGCAATTGTATTTGAAAGCGAAATATTCCCTAACAATCCGAAACATAGTTTTGCAGGGTGTGAACCAATTAAAGAAATAGATTTTGAGCAAAGAGCAATTTGATATAATATTAAATAAATGGATTTCACGCAAGCTATTAGTATTTTTAGTAGCTTGTGGAGGTTTATTTAGTGGGCAATTAACCTCATCTGATTGGGTTATTATCGCTACAGCTTATATTGGTATTGAAGGTATTACAAACATAGTAGAAAGATTAAGAAAATAATGGATAATTTAGAGCAATTAAGCCGAGACATAAAAGAAATTAAACAAGCACTTTTAGGAAGTGAATTTAACAATTTTAAAGGTATGGTTTCACAAGTAAAAGAAATAGACGACAGGGTTGAAAATTTAGAAGTTTTTAAAAACGAAATTTCTGTATATGTAAATCAGTTTAAAGTCGCTTTTGTGATTATTTTCGGTGCTTTGATTACTTTAATTTTTAAATTATTTTCAATACGATGAAGTTAAATAATTCTGGCTACTTGCTTATTTGTGAGTTTGAGGGTTTAAGTCTTAAACCTTATTTGTGTCCTGCAAAGATACCTACAATAGGATATGGTAATACATATTATCCTGATGGTAAACGTGTAACAATGTTAGATAAAGAAATAAACAAACAAGTAGCATTTGAAATGTTTAAATCAATTGCTGATAGATTTGCTTTAAAAGTTTCTAATTTAGTTAAAACACCTTTAAATCAAAATCAATTCAATGCTTGTGTATCTTTAGCTTATAATATTGGAATGGGTAATTTTCAAAGTTCTACATTATTGAAATTAGTTAATAAAAATCATAATGATATTTTAATAGGATTAGAATTTAAGAAGTGGAATAAAGTAAATAAAAAAGAAGTATTAGGATTAACAAGAAGAAGATTATATGAAAGCAATATTTATTTTAGTTAGTTTACTTTTAATTGGATGTGGTTCACGTAAAGTAGCAATACAAGAAATTAAAAAAGATTCTTTGAAACAAATAGAAACTAAAATTGTTACAAAAGAAGAAACAAATATTGCTATTAAAAACGATATTTATACAGATGAATTTACTATTACTCCTTTAGATACTTTAAAAGATATTGTAGTAAACGGTATAACGTACAAAAACGTTGTTTTAAGATACAAAAAAGTAAAAGATAATAGTTTACATATAGAAAAGAAAACAATCGTTAAGAATGAACTTAAAAAGGAATTAA